CGAGGACCGTAGCGGGCGTGTCACCATTGGTAATTACCAGACCGCCGACATAGGCCGTTCCGTCCACGTCGTACCCGTAAATCCCAGTCGTGTGAGCGGTCGTGGTGGAGGATTTAACCCCCTTCCCAGTCGCCATCGTGATGTCGTCAGACAGGGACAGAGAGGTGAAACCGCTCATTGCCCCCGCCGTGGATATGTCCCAAGATGACGTATTGATGCCTATTGTGTTTGCACCGGAATTGCCGAGCGTCCAGTTACCTGTCTGCGTAACTGTTCCGAGTGCCGCCGAAGCCGCCGTGAGCGCCCCGGCCTTGGTGACAAACCACGTCCCGGATGTCCCGTTGATGTCATAGCCGGTTCCCGCGTTGGTTATCTGAAGACCGTGCCCGGAACCGGTCGTCTTGTTGATAAAAAAGGTATTGTTTGTGGCATGAGACCCGGCAAGCTGGAGGGCCGCCGCGTCAACGGTTACAACCCCGCCCGCGCCCGATCCGCCTTGGTCATATGCCTGGTCCAGAGTGTTTCCCGTGCCGGAGCCAGCAGCCGCCCATGAGAGTGTGCCAGAGCCGTTCGTGGTGAGCTGGTAGCCGTTCGTACCATCGGCGGCGGGCCATGTATACGCCACCGCGCCAGAACCTAGTGTAGTGGTGCTACCAAACTTCACGGGTCCTGGAAACTGCCTAACTGTCTGCCCCCAAACCGGCCCCACAATGAGGGCCGCTATGAGGATTATCAAAAAGAGGCTATTGAGCCGCTTCATCGTGTGCCTCCTTGTTATTCGTCTTTAGGTGCCGTAGAAGCAGATAGACACTGAATCCAATAGACATAATCGGTCGCACCAATTTCGACATCCCACGCGATACGCGCCTGAAATGCTACTCCCCGCCGAAGATAGCTTTCGGTGTCGGTGCCGAGGGTTAAATACTCCATCCTCAGCTTCCACTTTCTCTTGAACTGTTTCTGCGGAGCGCCGAAGTACCATGCTGAGGCTGATAGATCGTCCATCTTGGGGGAAGAGACAACCCGGCTTGGTGACATGCCCCATTTTCCGCCAGGGCCGAAGTTCGATTTCTCATTCTCCACACCCGGCACGTATTCTGAGTTGAGCACTTTGAGGATCTTACCGACAATGGCATCGGGAGCAAGAATCTTCATCTCCGACCAAGGAATCGATATCCTTTTGCCCCGGCCATTCTTCATGGTCGTCATTCGTACACGTGCGGCCTCAAGGTCCGTCTCATCGACAAAGGCGTTTGAGGTAATGCGTGTGCCGGACGGTGCCCGCGTACCGGGGGTATTGGCTGTTGCGCTGAAAAGGGCCGTACCAGTTCCGTTGGGCCGGTAAACGTAAGGCTCTGCGGCGGAGGACGCGGACCCGTCATGGTCTGTTACCCTTTTAAGGGTCTGTTCCTCGATCCAATCAGAGGCGATTTCTCCGAGGGCGTTGACCTTGCCCACGATGTCGGCAATCTCGTTCTCCTGTATGGCTTCGGTGGAGATTGAGAGCCTACGACCGTTTTTCTTGTGCCTGATCTCAACCTTCTCTTCGGTCGCGCCGATTTCCGGGTATTCCTCAAGCTCCTTGACTTCTTCAACGTTCTTGTCAAGGCTGGACACAGACGCTATGGTCGTGACCTTTTTGTTATCATCGATCTCTGTAACGAGTTCCTGACCGATGGTAGGAACGGCGTTATACGCCTCGTTGATCTGCGCTATGACGAGGTTGCCGGTAAGGATGGGGAAGGCAGACGCCATTATTGCGCGGGTCCCCATGCCCATAACGTCCATCTCAACAGGAACCTGGACATCGGAAAGAACCGTAAAGAGGCCCCGAATGTCCCTGAACTGGCTGAGACTGATTTTCTTCTCATCGATCAGCTTCGCCATTCTCATCATGAAAGCCTTCGGATCGGCCTTCGCCAGATCCCGCACGTCACGCAGGGAAAGCCCCGCGTTGCCACCCACTCTGATATCTGAAACGAATTTAACGCTCATTGCTCATAGCCTCCTTATGTCAAGGTGATGTCGCCGTCAGCGCCAGAAATGCTGTTCACCGCGACCCAGTTTGTCCCGTCCCACAAAAGCTCCATAAAATCTCCTGCGTCGGTAACGGATATGGTATTCCCTGCCGTATGCGGGGCAGACCCTTTGATGATTACGCCTGCGGTATCAGGCTTCGGGTCAAACGTCATCACAACGTCTGCACAGTCAACCAGCTTCACGTTCCACCCAATCGGCAATGTGGCTTCTGGCGGGGTAATCGTTGCGGTATTCGTTACCAGCACAACGGCTCCGCAATCCTCTATCTTGAGGGTGATGCTTGATGCCGTGCTGATGACTTTCTTGAGGTTGTTTTTCAGAACCCGCTGACACCAGTAGGAATAGACGGGGTTAAAGACAACCTGCCCGTATGTCCGAGACGCGATTGTCGTGCCCACTTCCGGGTAATTGCTGCCGTCAATCGAAAAGGCCACACAGCTACCGTCAATGTCCCTGGTGAGCTTCTGGCTATCAGATGCGGTCAACGTAAGCCCGTCACCAAGCGCTATCTGGGCCGAGGCGTCAAGGGCGAACTCGAAAACGTCATCCGGCCTGAGAGCAACGAACTCCATGTAGCGCTCAAGGTCTGCCGCCTTCTGTTCCTCATTGGCAATGGCGAGAGAATAACGATAATCTGCAACGGCGTTAACAGCGATCCAGTAGCCGGTAGTCTCATCGAAGGTACACAGCTCACCGGATTTGATTGTCGCCGATGATCCCGCCTGGACTTTGCCGGGGAATGTCAACGGGACCACGGCGCCCGAAAGATTTCTAAGCCACGGAGATTTGTTTACTGCGGTCATAATGTATCCTCCTTAATCCAGAACCATCAGCGTCGGTTCGGTTTTCGATCTGATGAATGTGGCGTCGTCGATCTCATCCAGCTTGCGTGTGGCCTTGCCGCCATCGTCAGCGCCTTCACTTGCGCCGCTGGGCTTGCCCCTTTCCTTGGCCTGCGCCGCGATAATGGCGTCTGTAATATCGTCTTCCGTCTTGCCTTCAGCGAAGAGCCTGAATGCAAGGGCCTCCTGCCCGGCTGCGGCAGCGCGGTCAAATACCTTCTTCATGGTCGTTTTACCTGTCTCGACCGCCGCCCGCACAGCATCATCAATGCGTGTGGTTACTTCTTTTTCATCCATGTCTTTTGTCCCTCCCTGTGGACTCTGTTCTTGATGTGCCGCCGTTGCGGGCGGTAGTTCCTCTATTTCGATTCCGTCCAATGAACGGGTTGCGTCCCTTCCTATGCCTACCGAATGATCCGCCGGGATGGGGGTTAGACTGATCTCGCGCGGGGACCATTTCTCGGCAATGTATATGGGTGTGTCATCACGGCCCTTCACGGTGCCGCCAGCCAGCTTGTATTCTTCTCCTGGTTGGAGCTTGCGGAACTTCTCGACCGAGTAGCCGACAGAAACGCCGCGGAGGCTCCCGCTCTGCACACGCTTCATGGCAAGATCGCCCTCTTCGGTCTCATCAAAGTTGGCAAGGCCCCGGCCCTTACCACCGTCGTAGGTTTCTCCTGAGAATTTGCCGACGATGCGGTCAGCGTTATGATTGAAAAGAACCGCTTTAGCGCGGCCCTTAACTATCGCCCCGTCGTTGTGGCTCAAAATCTCGATGCCGTACCATCTCTGGACGGGGAGTTCAGAGGAGAAAGAGAGACCAATGGCCCGATTCTCAACGGTGATTTTCCTGACATCCTCGTCCGGCAATTCGAAGTTTCTATAAAACAACTCATTCGCCATCTTCTTCTTGGCCTCCCTTATCCGCCGCCTGAGCCTGCGCCTTTTGCTCTTGTGATTGCGGTGTCATGGTGATGTCGTATTTCTCCTCAAGGTCTTTGATTTTCCTCAATTCCCGTGCTCTCTGATCGATTTGATCTTCCCAATCCTCTCCCCTGCCGGAATGAATGTTGGCGAGGGTGTCAATCAGGTTGTTGATGTCGTTGGTAGCGGCCAGGCTTTCTTTCTCTGGATCTATCCAATTCCAGCCCGGCGTGATCCATGATGCCCGGAAATAGTCGTCTTTCCTCAGTCCAAACCCATCCGCCTTCACGATGCCGCTCGTTACACAGTCAGAAACGAAGTTCTCCCAAATAGGGCCACAGAAGTGATTGACCATGTAGTTTTGATAGACACGGAAGGCGAGATAGGCTTGAAGAAGAACGGTTCTTGCGTTGGAGTAGTTCAGGCCCTTCCAATCGTTTGCAAAGACCTCATAGGGGATGTCAACGGCGTTCGCGGCCCATGAAAGAAGCTGCTTCGTAAACTCACCTACTGCCGGGTTCGGCGTGTTGGGGCTGAAGGTGTCAACCTCTTCTCCGGGGTTAAGGTACTTAACCATTCCCGGCTCAAACTGTGTGATCTTCTGGCCGTCGGTGTTCGACGGTTTAGTAGCGTATGTCGTGTAGGCTTGAGGCTTTTTGATAAAGGCAGCGAGACACGCCCCAATCCGAGCCTTGACTATTTCGGCTTCCCGATAGCGCGACAGGTCGTGGATGTCTGCAAGCCCGGCAGCGAAGGGGGTATAACCCCGGCTCTGCCCTGGGCGCAAGATGTCGTAGAGGTGTAAGACCTTTTTGAGACTGTTCGACCCAAAGGCTTCTATCGTTTCGTAATCGCTGAAGCTTGCCGTGGTGATGACGCCCGTAGCACCCGGATGACGTTTGAGGACGTAATAGCGGACCGGCACACCTTCACTGTCAAATTCAATCCCGTTACGGAAAAGGGGATCGCCAACCTTGCCGATGGGGGTAGCAAGCCGGTCGATTTCGATTATCTCTATGCATAGGGGGATAAACCGGCCTTCACGGGAGCTTGATCGAAGGACGGCGAGGACTTCCCCGTCAGCAACCATGCACCTATAGGCAAGGGCCTGTAGCTCATAAAAATTCTGCTGTAGGGACGAATCAGCTATCTTGTACCAACGGCCCCACGCCTTCTCGATCTGGTAGTTGAACTTTTCGGCCCTCTTTGCCGTGATTCTCCCCGCCTCTGTAGGTGAATCAAACTCCCCGTCCTCTTTCACGCGGGCCTGTGGCCGGATGCCGTGTCCGATTACGTTGTTGGTCAGTCTCTTGAGGGGACCGGCAACAATGCCTGAACGGTGAGAAAGGTCGCGCACCATGTTGCGGAGCGCCTGAAGATTATTGATGTTGGCTGAGTCTGCGTCCTGAGTGCTGTTCGTCCAGTCGGTTCTGTAGCGAGCGCCTTCAATCACCTCAAAGGCCCGTTGCTCTTCGACTGATCCTTTCTTGAGCGCGGAGTATGCCTCTCTTGCCGCAAGCCGTCTAAGTGCTGCGTTCGGAAAAATAGCGCCGATAGCGTTATCGACCCACTCAGCTACACTCATATTCCGGCACCAGGCTTATTGAATTGGGCGTAGGTGTCCATATCGCCCGCTTCAGCGCTCGTCATGATGTCGCAGAGTTCCAGGAGGTCTTTTAGGTCCTTGACGCTCCGTACCTTCATGGTTTTACCGCCGATGGTATACTCTCCTACCGCTGTATTGCGATCGAGGAAGTCATTGAGAATCTGCGTTTTTGCTACGGCCCACGTTGTAAATGCCGCCATTAACTTTCCATCTCCCCGCGCCAACCACATTCACGGCACCGGCAGACGCGATAGGTACGAATTTTCTGTTCTGTGACGAGGGGGAACGTGTGACACTGCGGGCAACCGGCGCGGTAAGGGTATAATGTCGGTTCCGGCTGATCTCTGCCCGCCTGGGTCGTGCGGATCTCGGCTATGGCTACTTCTTGCCCTTCTTCGGGGGTTTCTCGGTTTTCTTTGTCTTTTTGCTTGGTTTTGCCATTATCGGCCCCTTTCCCCTTGAATTTACGTACTTCTTTGGTATATTTATGAGTAGACATGTATGAAGTTTGACGGGTTTACGGAAAACTGTCTAAAAGCCCTGTGGTATATGTGGCGTATGGAACAGAATATTTACGAAAAGGGGGATTTTATGAAAAAATTGGCGGTGGTTTTCTGTGTTGCGGCTATTTTTGCTGCGGGGACAGTACGGGCGGACGATCTGATGGACGCCTATCACACACAATATGACAGGATGACGAAGGGCATTGCATTTCGAAAATCACTGTCGGAAAGGACATGTGCCGAAAAGCCGCAAAGCCTCTACGGGTGTATCGGCTCAATGAAAAGGGTTTTGGACGCTCAAAGAGAACGGGATAGCTTAAAGCTGAGGGTATTGGAGAAATACGACGATCTGCCGGAATGGTGGATAGAGTAGGGGCTACGCATATTCCTTGCCCTTTTGTTTTTCAATGAAAACGACCACCGAGTCTCGAAAGATTCTCCACGCCTTTGCTCTCGCCCGTATGCCTTCAATGTGGCCCTCGTTCAACAGGCGGTAGACGGTCTGATCGGAACATCCAAGAAATGTCGCTACTTCCCCCGGCAGAAGCAGTGTCTTGTTAGGTAAATCGCTATAGATCAAAGCCATCCTCCTTTGCGTGATGCGCCTGTAATCCAATCAGACTTGTGTTCTTCCTCTTCCATCGCCTCTTCTGGTATATCCTCTTTGGGCAGGGATTCCAGCACACGCACACCACCGAAGCATTCAGGGTCGGCCAAGGCAAAAGCTATGACCGTCGCATCGAACAAGTGGTTCGGGCCAGTTGCTACCCATTCCCATTTGCCGGTCTTGCGGTCCTTCCGCTTTTCTTCTCCCCGTAGATGCTTGATATAGTCGCTATCTGCACCGATGGACTCATTGAAGGTAAACCGGCCCGGATCACCCTCTTTCACGTTCAGACGCATGTGGATAAGGTTCTTGAAGTAGGACGGTCTCAGGAACCACACAGGGAGACCGCCAGAGATAGGCTGACCCTTTGGGCCGGGCATTGAATCTATCCGCTTCAGGCTCATGTTGTTGCCGGACTTCGATGTCTCTTGCCCCTTGGTCCCAAATGTAAACCCGTCATCACAAGTACGCAAAAACTCATAAGCAGCCGCCGTCATGGTCCCAGCATCGCCGCCATATTTCGACCCGCCCGTATCCATCCCCCTGCGCCATATCTTAATCGGGTAACTGAGGTTCTTCACCTGATAGGCGTTTTCAAACCAAAGACGCCTGACGGCATCGAAGTCAAGCAGGAAGCCACACTGAACGAGGTGAGGGCTGAATAGGTCATTCCAAGCAAGGACAACGTACCAAAAGCCCCCTTGCCCCGGATCAACGCCACACGTGAGTGCTACGGTGTTTTGAGGACAAACCACGGGGGGGATCACGATTCTATTCATAGCGAGTTCATCCTCTTTCTTGGTCTCCCCCCGCTCTACCCATGCCTCGGCCAGCCAGGAGTTCTTGAAGTTCATCAGGTCTTCAGGGATGTTTTTAGAGCGCAGGAACTCGGCTGCTACCCGTCCGAACCCAAACCAGGGGGTATTGATGCGGTTGAACTGGAAACCTACCGTCTTCGGCCTGAAACGCCGGATGTGCTCATGAAATTCAAGGCCATAAATGGTCTCTCCGTCTTTCTGCCGTATCTCGTACCAATCGCCGCGCCTGACCATATCCATCCGCTGATCTTCGGTGATTCGCCCCTGGCATGCTTCACACTCGTACCAAGAGGCTGATTCCACAGTATCGGGATCGTGGTCATCCCCGAACCTGATCTGCTCCAAGACAAACCGCTGTTTGTGGCCGCATAGGGGGCAAGCGACGAGAAACCGGAAACGGGCCTTAGCTTGTGCCTCCTGCGTCGTAATGTAGCCGGTAGTCGTAGTAGGCGTCGAAAGATATCCGATAAGCCGCCCGCTGTCGATAAAGGTGTTCGTCCTCTCCTTGCCGAGCTTTAAGGGGCTTGCCTCTTCCCCCGTCCATTTGCTGTATTTATCTACCTCATCAAAGAGCACACGGCGGCACGGGCGGGAAGCCAAAGACGTTGCCAATCCTGCCCATCCAAAATAGACGGTCATCGACTTGAAGGTTTTCTTCTTTCTGGTTGTGTCGCTCGGATCATCCGATAACTGTTCAAGAAGTGCATCGCAGTGGTTAATCATGTCATCTACCCGGTCTTTTGACAGCTCACTGGCGAGGTCTTCATTCGGCTCAACGATGAGGGTCGTTCCTGGGTCTTGCATGGCCCAATAGCCACACACATTTAAAAGTGAGTCCGTTTTTCCAGCCTGTGTGGGTGCTATGACGCTAATCTCTTCTATCCCGTCTATCCCAAAGGCGTCCATGACGGTACGCATGACAGGGTTAAAGGATGTCTCCCATGGGCCATTTTTCGCGGCCTTGTAGGTAAGGACTCGATATCGATCTGCCCATTCTGACACGGTGAGGTCGTCAACCTCCGACCAAGCATCTATCTCCTCCGGCCAAGAAAACGCGAGGTTACTTTTCGGCAACTTTGACCGTAATATCAAGTAATTTGTTGTCAGTCAGGGCTTTGAGGAAGTACTTAAAGCCGTCGTAATTTTCCTTGGTCGCGTTGCTTTCCAGCAAGATATCCATACGCCCGCCCGCCAAACTTTCCTCAAAGCTGCAACTTTTTACTATTGCTTTGAATTTACTTGCATCCTTGTGCTCCATGCTCTCCTCTCTGTTTATCTTCATGAAATCGTGATTGCGCACGGATTCAAAATAGAAGCAAACGGGTCCTCCATCGTTGCGACTGAAACCCTTGAGATGTAGATGCTCGTAACCCTTAGCCCTGTTTTTCCCTCAAACTCAGCCAATAGGCGGTCCACATCTTTTTCTAATGAGCCAAGCTGCTTTCGTGCTTCTTCTACCGTTACGTGCCTACTTCCCATCTTTAAACACCCCCGTTTTCCGGCCATAGGCCCGATATATCGCCTGATGCGCCTTTTTTACTATCTCCTTGGCGTCCGGCCACTTGGTTAACCGACGTTCTATGGCCTTCAGGTCACGCTTTATGGCATAGATGCGCTTTACCAGCTCATCGGCGACAAGGTGCCGCTCAATCCATAAGCCCCTTTCTCGCTCAAGTTTAAATTGCTTAGTCTGGAGGTCTACTTGTTGGATCTCATCAGCGGTCTTACTCTTAGGTGTGGCTTTCTCTTTCTTGATCAGCTCGATGTATGCCTTGACACATTTCTCGATGTTGTAGTCTTGGCCCGGCTCTCTCTTGGGGAATATGCCGTGTTCCTCGTGATATTGCACCATACGGGCAGAAATACCGCATATCTCACAAACCTTCTTGAGTTTGGTATTTCGGGGTTTATTATTCGCCAAAAACGTCTTCCTCCATCGCTTTCTCTGCTTCGGCCAAGTTCTTCATCACAGCCACAGCCACAAATTGAAAAGCCCATTGCTCAATGTTGGCCGGAACCCTCTCGCGCTGAACGTTGACGGTGATGTTCCATGAGCCATCTTTCTCGATGAGCTTCAGCCCGGAAACTTGGCCTATGGTAATGGCCTTTTTTGCTATGGCATGATCCTTGCTTTTTATGTGCGCAGGCGCATTATCTGTATTCAATTATTGACCTGCCTCCCCTTAGTTAAAAACAGGTTATTTTGAAGAACAATCATCATATAAAAACCCTTAAACTCCTAAAGAAGCGAAATAATTGAAAAAATCATCATAAGCGGGCGAGCGTCGAGGCTCGCGCAAC